CCCCCTTGGTATACTCTAGGGATATTGTCGGGAGATTTATGGAATATAATACCCTGAAATATGGGCACCAAGTAGTTAACAAGGGATTTCTGAGATTTTCTGGTGTAGCTATATAAGAATACCCTGGTACCCCGTCTGCACCCTGTGTACCCCTAGTAATCTCTAGCTCTTTTTTGTGTATGTTAAAAAAATTACATTTGGGTACTTTGGGAAGGTGTTTGGGATCCTCAAAAATTTTTAAGTAAGTAAATATGCCAAAGTTATTCCAAGAGATCACCAAGAAGTTTCCAAGATTTACTGTGCCTGGCACAAGTGTTTTTTTGTAACTATGGGCCCCCTTGGAAACTCCCAAGAATACACAGGAGACATACACATATTTTTTGAGTGTGGAACTGGAGCAATTGCTCGGACTGAAATTAGAAATAATTAGAATTGAATTGGGGAATATTTTTATAGCTATTAAATCGGAATAATTAGAAATTTATATTTAAGTATTTATATTTATTTATTTACTTTTTTTTCTTTTAAAGTAACTGAAATTAGTTTGTCTGTGCTTTCAGTTAAATCAAGATCTTTAGTGTTAATTGATTGAGTTTGGTTTCCAATCTTATGAGTGAATTCCAAAACACTATCAAAATTATTACGTTGCCATTTTGAATAATCTTTATTCATCAAAATGTACAAAGCAATCTTCTGAACTGTTTTAAATTCAGAATTGTTTAACAGTTTATCAATTATAGAAGTTACCAATAAAAAAGTTTCATCAACTTCATTATTTTTTTTAACTTCTGATAATTTTTTAACTGCTTCAGTTGCCTTTGGATCAACCTGAGTAAAAGAA